TGTCGTCCATTCATTAACCAAAGTCTCATTAATTTTTCTCGAGCCCACGTATTATCATATAAACAATCATCTAAAATAGCAAAAGTTCTTTGATCAATACTAGTTCTTCCATATGCTCTCTTTTTCCTTACAGCAACATAAACAACAAGCTGACCCCATTAGAATTAAGCAACAACCACCAAATAATATACCCATATACATTCCAAATAAATCCCATCTTCCCATATTACCAAATCCTGAACCAAATATTCCTGTAAAAGGAATAGCTTGTAATACCAATGGCGCTACATGATCTTTTCCTGATTTTTTACATTGACCAAGATTCGCATCAAACGTATAACATTTCTTAGCAATACAATAATTCTCATTTTTTACTTGCTCTAAACAAGGATACGGACATTCACATTTAGTAGGTAATCCCGTACAATTAAATTTGGGACTGTCAACAACAAATTTAGTATTCAAAATCCTAAAACTGCTTGACATTGCAGTTGATAGGAAAACAGAGAACAAAACAATAGTTAGAGTCAGTTTCATAGTTGGACTGGAGGTTATGGACATAATATAGATAATTGCTTATTGTATTTCATAACTTATTTTCAATTTTCAAATTAAAAATACTTATCAATGCTAGGGATATTTCCTTGCTTGGTATTGTTTCCCCTTTTTCTAATTTCATATATGTCTCTCTGTTAATACCAAGTTTATGACACATGTCCTGAATATTTAATTTATTAAGTAGTCTTAGTTTCAAGATAATCTTACCAGATTCTTCTGCTTCATTAACAAAAAAATTTGAATCTGCGTCTGGAGATAATATTTTTGGAGAGATTTTATTATAAACATTTCTTTGTAATTGATTTGTTGTTTTTATTTTTGGCGGCATTATTACGATAGTATAGCATTAACTTTTTATATTACTTCTATTTGTTTAAAATTTCCGCCTCCAAGAACTCTATTAAGTTGTTCTTCCCTATTTTTTTGTGCCAATATTTCACTTATTTTGCAATTATGAGATTCAGGACTTCTATGTTTTGGACAAAATGATTTTCCACATTTACATACAATGCATAAATCAACCAATGAGAGTTTCACTTTACATTTTTTTCCATTAGCTAATTTGCATTTGCATTTTGGAACTTTTTTTTTAGTTTTTTTGGGTTCTTGAACTTGGGGTTTTTCGTTTTCCATATTATAAATAGGTTAATAAAAATTATTAATTAATATTTAATAATTTTCAATTTTTAATCTTCTTTTTTATCTTCACTATCATCTTTTTCAGTTACTTCAACCTTAATATTCTCTGCTACTTTATCAGGGTTAAGTAAACCTCTATCAATTGCATCCTGAACAGCTGCTCCTCTTGGAACATTATCGCCTTCAAATAATTCCTTGCGAACATCAGCTGAAGTAACTTCTTCTTTACTATTTAATACATTCTCAATAGTATTATTAATACCAACAAGCTGTCCATTCTTATCAATATTCTGTGTAAGTTTATTACCTGATTCCTTTGCAATCTTTTTGTTTTCTTCAATAGCATTACGCTTTGCTTCTAATACGCGCTTATCAAACTCCTGTTTAGCAGCATTTTCATTTTTATTTTTCTCATTCATTAGTTGATTTAATTCATCTTCCAAATATTCTACTCTACCAGTCTTGTAAGCTTCTGGTTCCCAAGGCATCCACATTCCTACTGGTCCTACATAAACATTATGATTGGGATCTACTTCTCTCAACAACTTACATCTCAGTTCCGCTTCCTCTTGTGTAGAATAACATCCGCGGATTTTCAAACCACGCGTGCTTGTTTGAAATGCATGTTCTGTATTGAATTCATCATCTAGTCTTTCCTCATTAGCATCAAGAAAATTTTTATATTCATCTGCTACATAATTAGTAGTGAATGTTTCTTTTTCAGTCTTTGTGTATTCCTGAAAATCTTTCATTACATCATCAAAATTGATACTATGTTTATAAGATACAAAATTTAAAAATTGTGTAAATTTTTGAACGCTCTTTGTAAAATCGTAATGTTTTAGGAATTCCTGAAATAAAAAATGATTTTTTTGTGTTAAAATATTTTCAGGACTGACAAAACTTACACAAGCAAATTTCTGTCCTGAAATAGGTTTATCCTCTTCTAATAAATCAACATACTTAGGATTAGGACTACCATTTAAATTTGTACTATGAATAACTCCTGGAAGCGACATATTATAATACTTTAACAAAAGTCTTATTTAAGTTTTAATTTTTATATATATTTTTTTCTTAATATTATTTATAATGCTTCAAAAATTAGCACAGATGTTAGATTTAGGAGAACTCATTCGCAGAGCTGTCAAATACCTTGTCGAAGGTGTTATGGTTGCCATTGCCGCATACGCAATCCCAAAGAAATCCCTTAACCTTGATGAAGTTGCTCTTATTGCTTTAACCGCAGCAGCAACATTCTCTATCCTTGATACATATGTTCCATCCATGGCCGTATCCGCTCGTTCAGGTGCTGGTTTTGGTATTGGCGCAAACCTTGTAGGCTTTCCTCGTATGTAAATAAAATAAATAATTTATAAATTACTATTTATTTTATATTGTAGGAACAAATTCCCAATGTAATTCTTTACATATCTTTTTCCAGATTTCATCTTGTTCTATTCTTTTTACAGGATCTTTTAACATAGGGAAAAATGGTAAAAATGTTTTTTCATCTAATAATTCACACATTTTATAAAGAACATAATAATAGTTTAAAAAATTAACTCTGTCGTCTGGACAATGTTTAGCATAAGGCATTTGAATTTCCATAAAAAGATTGCATAATTTTTCCTCTAATTCAGGGCTCATAATAGGTGGTCTAATTCCTAATTTATCTTTTATAAATGGTATATGTTCATAATATTTATTATAACCCAATTTTTTTAAAATATCTTTAGCTTTTTTATTTGTCATTTGTTTTAAGGTTATTCTTTCTTTTTTTATTTGGCTTCTAATATTTTTCAATACTTCATCTGGAATTTGAGTTGTTTCTTTTGCTTGAAATTGAGCAAGAATCTCTCGAAAATGATTAATTCTTTTATATGCATAAAAACAAACTTCTTTTGGAGGTTCTTTATAACTAGGTTTTTCATGTTCAACTAAGAATTGTTTTTGTATTCCACATTTATTACAAATAACGAGTCCTTTGTAATCTACTTGTATCCATTCTCCTCCACATTTTTCACATATTTCATAATTTATTACATAATTATTAATATTCAGATGCCCCTCATCCATATTTATCAAATATTTATTAATATTTGTTTCATCTACTACTTTCTTCTTTACTTTTTTGTTTGGGTTGAAAAATGAATGTAATATTTTTTTTTTGTTTATATCAATACCATCAGACATTTTTTTCTTTTTTTCAAAGTATTCAAAAATAATATTTGAATTTTCTAATAAATATTCTTGTTTTTGTTGTTTTAAGCTAGATATTTTTGTTTTGATATCTCTAATTTCATCTTGAATATTTAGCTTATCTTCAATATTTGTTGTTATTTTAAGATTCTTTCTTAACATTTTTTTTCTTTTTAAAAGATCTGGTATTATTTTGTGTTGGATATCATTAAATTCTTGCATTTTTTCATTGTGTTTGCTATCTAAAGTAATTGTAGATTTTTTATTAATCTTAATTTTTTTATTTGCCTTCGGTTTAAAATTAGGCATAATATAAATAACAATCATAAAACATTTTTAATTCAAAATAATTTAAATTGATAAATCGTTATATCTTATTGAAGTTTTTCTAGAAATGTATATATGGATGTTGATATAAATATTGATACAAGTAATATGAAAATAGATTGTATAATGTTACAAAAAATGATATTTTTATACAATGCTTTAGAAAAAGGTTGGTCCATAAAAAAGAAAAACAACGCATATGTTTTCACAAAAAACCATGAAGGTAAGAAAGAAGTAATGTTAGAAGATTATTTGAAACGATTTATGCTGGAGAATTTAGATATAAGTAAAATAAACTAGTATTAATTAGTTAATTTAATTAATTAATTAATTAAATCTTTTTGAAAATTTTTTTTTCTTTAGCAATATTATAAAATGGGTGGAGGACTCATGCAGCTCGTAGCTTATGGCGCACAAGACGTCTATCTTACAGGTAATCCCCAGATCACTTTCTGGAAGGTTACATACCGCAGACACACTAACTTTGCTATGGAATCTATTGAACAAACTTTCAACGGACAGGCAGATTTCGGTCGCCGTGTCCAGTGCACTATCTCCAGAAATGGTGATCTTGCATACCGCACATACCTTCAGGTAACTCTTCCTGAAATCAACCAGAACGACGCTTCCGATACCACTGATACCGGTGTTTACGCTCGTTGGTTAGATTGCCCAGGTGAACAGATGATCTCTATGGTTGAAGTCGAAATTGGTGGTCAGCGTATCGACCGTCAGTATGGTGACTGGATGCACATCTGGAACCAGCTTACCCTTACCAGTGAACAGGAATCTGGATACCACAAGATGGTTGGCCAGACCAGTCAGCTTAC